TAGTCTTGTGTCTATCTCACCAATCAATTTTATTTAAGGAGGTAGACAAACATATGTCTTTAACAAGTGAAGGTTTAAGTGCTGCTGATGTTGCAGCAGTAACAGGTAATGGCGGCTTTGGTAATGGCTGGGGCGGAGATGGTGCTTGGTGGCTCCTCGTTCTTTTCCTTTTTGCTTTTAATGGCAACTGGGGAAATGGTTGGGGTAACAATGGAGGAAGCAATGGCTACGTAGTTTCCGACGTACAGAGAGGCTTCGACCAGAGCGCAGTCATGAGTGGACTCAGCGGAATCCAGAGTGCAGTTACAAACGGCTTTGTAGATACTGCAACTTCACTGTGTAATGGATTTGCAGGCGTAAACAATGCAATCTCCAATGGCTTCGCACAAGCTGAAATTGCTAACAACGCTCGTCAAATGGCTAACATGCAACAGGTTTATGGACTTCAGTCTCAATTCGCTGATTGCTGCTGCGAGAACAGACTCGCTTCGGCAGACCTGAAGTACACAATTGCAACGGAAAACTGCGCAGATAGAACTGCCCTTTCCGATGGTGTCAGAGACATTCTCACAAACCAGAACAACGGTATTCAAAGAATTCTCGACCAGATGTGCAACGACAAAATCGACGCCAAGAACGAAAGAATTGCTGACCTTGAGAGACAGCTTACAATGGCTAATCTCGCTGCTTCACAGAGCGCGCAGACAGCTCAAATTCTTGCTAACAACGATGCACAGACAAACGCTCTGGAGCAATACCTTGCACCAGTTCCACGTCCAGCATATATCGTTCAGAACCCTAATGGATGCGGATGCAACAGCATAAATAGCTGTGGATGCGGTTGTGCATTCTAGGAGGTAGTACTATGGCAGAATATTTAGCTAATGCTACACAACTGGTTGACCTTAATCAGCCAGTAGTATTCAGTGCTTCTATTCCGTGTCAGAATGGATATGTAATTCATGAAGACGAAACTGGAATTTTTATTCTACGAGGCGCTACTCCTAATTGCTTTGCAAGATACCAAGTTACTTTTAATGGTAATATTGCTGTACCTGAAGGTGGAACAGTTGGACCGATTGCGGTTTCAATTGCGGTTAATGGCGAAGCTAGAACGACTTCGCGCGCGATTGTAACGCCGGCCGCGGTAGAAGAGTATAACAATGTAACTTCAACTGCAATTGTAACTGTCCCACGTGGATGCTGCTTCAGTGTTAGCGTCCGCGCAGTCAGCGGAATTGTCGATGATGCGGCAGGTACCCCTGCGCCGGCAATTAATGTAACCAATTCTAACTTGGTAATCAACAGAATCGCATAGGAGGTATATGTATGGAAAAGAAAACAATGGATGCTCTCCGCGCGATGCTTTGTGGAGAGATTGAGGATATTGCAAAGAAAGGCAATTTAACTCATGAGTCGCTGGATATATTAAAGGACTTAATTGAAACCGAAAAGAATTTAGGTAAAATTGAACACTATGATAAAGAAAAAGAAGAGTCTCAGGCACTTATGATTCCAGGATATAGTCAGAGAAAGTATTATATAGATGCTGACTATCAACCAGGCCAGATGTCATACGCTGGGCCGCGAGGTTCATACAACATGGGCGGAGGCTCATACGGTATGGGCGGAAACTCATATGGCGGCCGCATGGTTTATGATGTTGATAGAAACTCTTATATGTATATGACTCCGCAATATGACCAATCAATGGCAAGAGGATATAGTAGAACAGGGTCGAAGACGGAGATGGTAGAAGAGTTAAAGACTATGATGAATGAGACCACCGATCAGACAGTGAAAACAGCTATTCAAGATGCTATTGCTAAAATGAATAAGTAAGTTTGAAAACGGGTACTATATGTACCCGTTTTTTGTATACGAAATACGTTGAGAGCGGCCGCTCAATTTCTTGTATAAGTCAGTTCAACTTGCTCATAAAATAGGTTGACCGCGCGCCCTCAACGTACAACTTCTACGTTCAAAATTTGACTTTGTGTACCTTTTGTTATATACTATTAATAGAGGGTATGCATATCCATGTTAGACTAAAATTAAACTTATACCTACGGAGGACAAGACAATGAAAGTTAAAACTTTTAAAGGACAGTATGAATTAGTCGAATTTGACCATTACATGGACGCTAATGATGGTGCAATGGTATGCGTACTAGATTTACTTTTACGTACAGACGATTTAGACCATGTAGAAGATGAATTACACGACATCTTCGCGGTAGATACAGACAAACAGTCATATGTATTTTCACACTATGAAATTACTGATTGTTTTATTGATGATAACGGCCTTGTTCGAGTAATTTGTGTCAAGTGAAAATTTAATTTTCGAGATTGAGAACGGGCATCGGCTCGTTCTTTTTCTTATGTCCTAAAAAGGTAAAGTTAACGCGTCTAATCTCTACTTATTAGATAGAGAAATTTTGTGTGAGGTAAACAAATATGATTATACGTGGAACAACACCATATCATAATTTCATACTTCCAATTTTAGTAGAAGATATAAAAGCAATCTATGTAACTTATTTACAGAATGATGAGGTTATTCTCGATAAAAAAATGTTAGAAGGTGAAGAAGAAAGTAGCGACTTTATAATTGCTAATTTAAAAGACCTTGAAAATGCTTCAATGGAAGACCTTTCTGAAGAAGAGCGTGAATCTTGCCAATTATCTCTTCACCTTTCTCAAGAAGATACACTTGCTTTTCACTTCTATCCCGCTGCAAGAAAAAATATCGCAGTAATTCAAATACGTATTCTTACAACTGACGACGAAGCATTTGCTTCAATGCCTATCAATGAACGTATTTTCGGTGTGCTCCACGATGGGGTAATTCCAGACCAAGAGGAGTCAACAAATGAAGGGTAATAGCGATAGAAGTTTCAAAGTACAATTTAATACTTCGGGAAACACATATTCAAAAATTAAGTTCAATAGAACGACTAATAACTTCAAACCAAAGGCGGAAGTTACTCCTACCGAGCAAGATATATATTACGATGAAATAATATACTACGACGGAGGAGGCGTGCACGGATATGGCGACGATTAAAAAGCATGTTAAGGCTATAATTCAACTGCGCCGCGCCACTGAGCCAGAGTGGATTGAGGTTAATCCAATCCTGCGCGTAGGCGAACCGGCGCTCTCAACGGATGTTTATAAATTAAAAATCGGCAATGGACATGACCATTGGTCAGATATTCCTTATTTACTTCAATCTGAATATGAGCAAATTATGGATTTAATAGACTATGGTATGTATAAGGCTGGTAATGGAATTACTTTAGACAATAGAGTAATTGCATTGGACGATTTAATTCTTGATTGTGGCACTAGTACCACAAATATATAGGAGGTGGACTATGAGTGCTACAGTTAATACAAGGATTCAATTAAAAAGAGATACTACTCAACATTGGAATGAAGCTATTGGATTTGTTCCTTTGCCTGGTGAAGTTATAGTCTATGAAGACTATGAAACTAAGACTTATGAAGTAGAAGAATATGGTGAAATAGTTACAAAAACTGTTAATATACCTAATATAAAAATTGGAACTGGAAATGCTTATGTTCAAGACTTAGCTTTCGTAGATGAAAAAACGCGTGATATATTAATGGCTCATATACAGAACCACGATATTCACGTAACATTAGCCGAAAAATTATTTTGGAATAATAAAATTAACGTTGATGACGCAGATGAACAAATATCTGGCGAGCTAGAAGATGAAACGTTAATTCTTAATAGAAATTAAAAGGAGAGATAACATGGCGGAAATTAGTAAAATAACGTTACCTTCTGGTAATACCTATGAACTCAAAGACGCGACAGCTCGCCAAATGATTAGCGGCGGTGTTAGTTTTATAGTAGCATGGGATGGTACTGGTACTGCCGTTGCAGCAAATGTGCCGAAAGGCGTTAATGCTGGTGGTGTTACGGGTACGTTGGAAGCGGCCGATGCTCAGGCGGGCGCATTTTATTTAGTTAAATCAGCATCTACACCAAGTTCAGAAACATTAGATATTTATGATGAATATGTAGTTATTGGTTCAACTACAAAAAGTTGGGAAAAAATTGGAGATACTCAACTTAATTTATCTGATGTAGTTACTGGAGTTAGTTTAACTAAACAAACTGATGTAGTACTTGGTGAAGCGACTACTTTTACAAATGCTAGTTCATCAGTTTCATTTACTGGTGGAACTACTGATAAGGTACTCGGTGAAGCTACAACTTTTTCTGTAAGTAAACCAGCTATTACAGTTACTCCATCAACTACTAATATTAAAGCTACTGCTAGTGGTGCAGCAGTTGGAGCGAATGGTACAGCAAAAGTAATTACCGGATTTGGTACTCATACAACAGATACTTTTGTTAAGTCAGTTACTGCTGAAACTGGAAAGAATTTAGTTACGACTACAGTACCTAATGTTACTGGTAATACTACTGTAACAATTCCTAATGTAACTGGAAATACAAATGTTACTATTCCAAATGTGACAAGTGTGGGTAGTGCTTCTACATGGAATTTTGCGATGGGAAGTGGCGATGCCGCAGAAACTTTAATTATTAGTGGAGCTAATTCAACTGCACCAACTTTAGGAACAGCTTTAAGTGCTTCAAAAGTAACACTTGGAACTGCGCTTACTGCAACAAATACGACACTTGGTACTGCGAAGACGGTAGCTACAGGAGCTACATCAACTACTGGTACTGGTGATGCAGTTGTTACTGGAGTTACTGTAGGTGATTCAGCTACAGCTATTACAGCTCTTGGAACTCCTACTACAGCAGATGCATTAACAGGAGTTAAGGTTACTACACAACCTACAATTGCACTTGCTACTGGCGCCACAGCTGGTACTGGAGTTATTAGTGTTGCAACTGGAATCAGTTCGGCTACTGCTGGAGACCAAACAGTCACAGTTGGTACAAATGATAAGGTTACGGCTGTTACTGGAATTGGAACAGGTACTGCGGCAGCTCAAACGATTACAGTTGGAACTAATGATAAGGTTACCGTACTTAAGAATACTACAGATGTTAGCGTAACAAAAGGCAACGCATAATAGGGGGTGATTTAAATGGCAAATATAAGTGCTATTAAATTACCTAATGGGACGACATATACATTAAAAGATAACGGGGCTTTGCAACTGACCGGAGGCCAGGTAACTGGCCCCGTTAGTTTTGGTGATTCGGTTTCTATTGATGAGGCTACCTTAGGAGATTTAGTTGTCAATGGAAGCGCTAGTTTTACGAATGGGATTGCTAATTTTAAATCTGTATCGGTTTCACTTCCAGTTGCTTCTTGGTCTTCAAATTCACAAACGGTTACTGTTTCGGGGGTTACTGCAACAAATACTGTTGTAGTTTCTCCTGCGCCTGCTTCTTTTGGAGATTATAGTACTAGTGTGGTACATTGTACTGCACAGGGAAGTAATTCATTGACTTTTACTTGCAGTGAGGTGCCAGCAGGCGCACTAACAGTTAATGTATTAATAATGAATATTTAAGGAGGTGAGAAGGAATGATATTTAATATGGTCGGTGGTGCCGGCTCTGGAGAATCACTTCTCATCTCTGATACTATAGATGCGAATGGGGGTACTATTCGTACTATTACTGGAAAGGTTGTAAAACTACAAACGAAGACAATTACGCCAACAAGTTCTGTTCAGAATGTATTACCTGATACAGGATATGATGGCTTTAGTCAAGTTACAGTTGGGGCGTCGAGTGGCTCAACGATTAATAATCAAAATAAAACAGTTAGTCCGTCTACTTCACAGCAAACTATAACGGCAGATTCTGGATATACGGGATTAGGTACGGTCACCGTCAATGCAATGCCAACTATGACGCTTCCAACGTCGGCATCATCTTCTGCTACGTCTGGTTATACTTCCAAAGCTACAATTGGACGTAGTACCGCGGCCCAGTATATAAATATACCACCGGGTTACAATAGTGCCGGTGCATATTATGTAATTAGTGCAGTAGCTAATGGTTCGGCAACTGGACCGACAAGTTTGAGTGGTTCAAGTGCTACAATTACAACCGGCACTAATACAATCACACTTACCAAAACCGGTGTTACAACAACGCCAACTGTCTCTGCTGGTTATGTATCCAGCGCGACGGCATCAACTGCTACGGTGGCGCTCACTGCGTCAGTCACAGTCAATCCAACTCCGACGGCATCAGGGGCAACGGTTACAATACCAGCTGGTTATTACAGCGCACAAACAACTAAATCAGTTACATCTGGTAGTGCGACAGCGCCTTCATCAATCAGTGGGACGGCCGCGAGTGTAAGTACAGGCACAAATACATTAACACTTACAAAGACAGTTAGTGTAACGCCGACAGTTACTGCAGGCTATGTAAGTAGTGGAACGGCAGGCAATAGCTCAGTTTCACTTACCGCTTCTGTTACAACCAAAGCGGCAGCTACAATAACTCCTACAACTACAAATCAAACAATTGCGGCTGGTACATATCTCACTGGCATCCAAACAATTGCAGGAGATGCTGACCTTGTAGCTGCAAATATAAAGAAAAATGTTAACATTTTCGGAGTTACAGGTAGTTACGAACCAGATGATTTTATTGTTACATTAACTCAAGATTCAAATAATAATTGGGTTCCAGATTGTACTTTTGCTGAATTAGCAGCGGCATATAGTAGTGGTAAAAATATAAGCTATTATGCTGAGTATCCTGCTGTTGCTACTGGTTCAGGTAGTTATAATGATTTTGATAATGTTATTAGTTATATCGTAATAGAAGATTTTGCAAATGGTAATAGTTGGGGAGTTGTTGAAAAATCATATAAATTTAAGTCATCTGGAGTAACCCTAGATTTAACAGATACTTATTATTTAACTGGCACTGCTACAGCTCAACCATCTAATGTAGTTTCTGGTCAAATTTTCTTTAATGGTAGTGGTTATCAAACTGGTACATTAGACCTTACGGACGTATATATTCGTAGTGCTGCGCCGACTTCATGGGTTGGTAGCGATGGCGATATATATATTCAAGAATAGGAGGTGAGTTATGTCTAAAACAATAAACGTACAAGACACCTATACCTCCAATACAGTTAGTTTTGATTCAACGAACTCCAATTATGCTTCTGTAGTAAGTGGTTATCCAATAGAAAATGGTATTGGTGATGGTAGTGGTACATATGCAGGTTTTGTACTTGCGAATGGTTCTAGTGCCGTCACCAACATATATTATAATTTCAATTGTAGTGGCATACCATCGGGCGCGACGATTACGTCCGTGGCTTGCCGTGCGAGAGCATCAAGGTCTTCAACAAGCTCAAACTATATTGCAAGTGCATATTTACAATTATGTACTGGTACAACAACCAAGGGTTCTCAAACAAGTGTTGCTACAACAACCGCGACTTACTTTGATTTAACTCCTGGTACTTGGACGCGCGCTGAACTTCAAAATGCAAAAATTAGATTTAGAGGTACAAGAGGTACTCGTAGTACTTCTTCAACCTCTTATTCATTAAGATTTTTCGGAGCAGTTTTAACAGTTGAATATACCTATCAAGGTCTTGCATACACAGTTACAGCTACAAGTTCAGTAACTGGAGTTACAACCGACCCAGTAACACAAGATGTAATTGCTGGTAATGATTGTGAAGTTATAATTAATGCTAATTCACTTGATGATTTAGAAATTACCGATAATGGTAATGATATTTCATCTTTACTTGTGCGCCACCATGTAAATACTGGTGGTACAATAACACAAGCGCCAGCATCATATACTACATCTGGTTCTATAAGTGGTACTCGTTATCAAGGTGCAATAGGACATACAGTAGAAAGTCCTGGTACTCAAACAGGTAATGACTATTGTTCATCAAGTGGTTCAACCGCGACAATTTATTATCATTTTGATTTTAGTGATATACCAGAGAATGCAACAATTTCTTCTATGAGTGTTCAGGCATATGGACACTT